CTTATCCCAAGGGTTTCTTTCTATAGTGAATTTGAAATAGTCATCCCATTGACTGAAATGAGTGGGGTGAATATACTTACCTTTTATTTCTCTCCAACTTATATGACCATTGGTATTAGGTGGTATTCCGAGTGATGGTGTGTTGTCTCTAGTGCTGCCAGAACAAATATCATAATCATCAAGATAAGGAAAGAGCAATTTCTCCAAAGTCGACCCAGCAGTTTTTTTAGTTTTAACAAAAATGAATTTGTGTTCATATGATACTATCATTGTGTTACTATTACTGTCCCTCCTTGAAACCAGTTACGACATAGTGGTGCTACTTTTCTGTCGTATTTATCTAACCATTCATTAAGTGCTTTATATTCGTGTTCTTTCCAAGTTGTGTATAATACTCTACTTGCTTTACCACTCGGCGATGCTTCACCAAAAGCATATCTCCAACAACAGAGTTCGTCGAATCTAATTATAGTTCCTGGAACAATCCAGTCATTCAACTCATCTAAAACTATTTTGGCAGATTCGTAAACATCTCCGTCAATATGTAGATAACCAATATCCCCTCTATCGTGAGCAGTTTTAAAATGAGGAACCGTTTTATCGAACCAACCTTTAACCAAGACAACATTGTTTTCAACATCTGGATACTCTCCTTTTCTATCGAACGCCTCTGCTTTTACATTCTTCTGACCCATATCCCAATCAGAAGGTAAACCTTCAAAAGAATCAAACCCATAAAGTTTTAAATCGGGTCTTGCTTTAGCAACTGCGTTAATTGTTGTCCCACTGAATACACCAAACTCCATACAATAAGAGTCTTTACGAATCATAGGTGATAACCATTCTAGTTCTCTAAGTCTTACTGCGTTTGTATCTGTGTCTGTAGGGAGAAACTTAAATTTCTTAACCCCCATAAATTCTTTAATGTTCATCAAGTCATTATACCTTATATTAATGTTATAGTCAAATTCTCATATGATTTATGTTTAATACAATTCTTCTATCTGTGTCTGTTTGGTGTCTAACTGAATGGACAGTCGAACCATCAAAAGTAAGTAATCTATTATCTACACTATTCACTTCTACATCTCCGTCAGGCAAATGTAATATTGTAACGCCGTTATTTGTTCCAAAATAAAAAATAGAAGTTTTGTGTGTTAGTGAATCGGTAACATTGTCTGTATGTTTTCCAGACCAACCATTTATTGTTAGTGGATTTAAATTTGCTTTACAAGTAATTAAAACATTAAACTTCATCTTTAGTAACAAAGGGTCTAACCGATAAAGATGTTCTGAGTATGGTCTTCCCCAATCATAGAATACATGCGTAAAATGAAATGTGTCTTTATCTTTCTCAAGTTGATGTGGAGCCCAGTTCCAAGGAAAGTTCATACTTTCAATAAACTCTTTCATCTTTTGATATTCTTCTTCTGGAAGATAGTTGTCTTCAATTTTATAACTCATAAAACTCATTTAAAACACGACCATCGATAATGTGTTGTGGTTTTCTATGCCATTTACCATTGATATTGTCATTAATAAATTTTTCATCTTCTAATACATTATGTATAAACTGTTGTCTTACTTCTTCGTAATTACAGTCGCCTTTTGTTTTGTGTAATGAGATGATAACTCTTTTGAATTGGTCTTTACCATACATTTCGATAAGTTCTTTTAGTTGGTCACTACTGCCATAGTAGTTTTTCCAATCAGACTCTTTCTTCTTTCTTCTGATAAAACCTTTGACCTTTCTGATAGACCAAAAGAATTTCTTACCGATATACTTTCTACCGTCAGGAGTTTCAATAACATATACAAACCCTTCAGCATTACCAATATCTTCAGTCTCGAAGTCTTCTCCGTTAAACTGCCACTTGTTAGTGTATTCAATCTTTCTCGGCAAAATCCTTTATCCCTTCAAATTCATCATAGTCTTCATACATATCACTATCATCTATTTCGTCAATCGGATATTCACAAAATGGACAGACAGTTGGTTCTGAGTATGCTTCGTTTAATTCGTCATCATACTCTAATATATAGTCGTTACCACAGTTACTACAATTCAATTCAACTCTCACCTCTGCCATTTATTGCTCCTCGTATGCTTCTGCCCAAGTTCCTACTAAACCTGCTACCTCATATTCTGTTACTCTGTTCTCAAAGAAGTTTGTATGGTCAGCACCATTCAATACCCACTCAAGCCAAGGCAATGGATTGTCTTTAACTTTAAAGTTTGGTTTCAGACCTAACTGTAATAGTCTTCTGTCAGTAATGTATCGAATGTATTGTTTTACTTCATCGGCATTTAGACCTTTGATATAACCTGCATCGTATGCTAGGTCTACAAACTTATCTTCAAGTTTAACTGCTTTCTTACTGATTCTATATATGTCTCTCTTGAAAGAGTCGTCTACAATACGGGGGTGTTCAGCACAGTATGCTTTGAAGAGTTTAGCATTACCTTCTACATGCATCGACTCATCTCTGATAGACCATTCTACGACTTTGCCCATACCTTTCATCTTACCGTAGCGTTGAAAATTTAGCAACATAACGAACGAGGCGAATAGTGCTACACCTTCGTTGAATACGGACTTCGCAAGTGCTAAACCTAAACCTCGTTGTGTTGAGGGGTCATTTTCCATCATAAATTCTACTTTGTCATTCATCTCAGCATACTCTAGGAATGCGTGATATTCTTCTGGTGGTAAACCTAAAGTTTCGTTCAACAAAGCATATGCTCTTTGGTGAATACCTTCACGAGCAGCAAACGACCCTAGCATATTTCTTACTTCGTTGTTTTTAAAACGAGGTATAAAATTGTCATAGTAGTTCTTACCAACTGCTACATCTGATTGTGTAAAGAGTCTTAGAATGTTAGTAATAAATTCTTTCTCAGACTTAGTCATCTTATCACTTGACTTCCAGTCAGTCACATCTTCAGATAAGTCTACTTCATCTTCAATCCAGTGAATCTTTTCGTGTCTTGTAGTTAAGTCAACTGCCCACGGATAGTGAAAGGGTTTATACACTTTAGAAAACTCCATAAGACCACCACCAATCTCTTTTTTTATTGTGTGTCTAATTTCCATTAAGTCATCATAACCACCAATTCGTTTGCCGTCAATAATAATCTGAGGAACAGTTCTTACTCCTGGAAACTTCTGAAAGAATGCCAGTCGTTGTTCTTCATTGTATAATTTATTTTCGGTGTATTCAATACCTTGTGTATTAAACCATTCTTTTGCCTTTTGACAATAAGGGCAATCGTCCCTTGACCATACTACTACTTCCATTTATACTCCCTTATGCGTGACAAGCAGTGCACTCGTCTTCTAGTTCATCGTGGTCTTTCAACCTTTCTCTTTCAATCTTCTGTGCTACATTCTCAGCACGATTACTTGTTTCAGTTCTCAAATAATATAAACCTTTACAACCTAGTCTCCACGCATCAAAGTGAACATTATGAAGATAAGACTTCGTAGCACCTGCTGGGAAGAATAGATTTAATGACTGACCTTGACATATGTATTCTTGTCTTACACCACCGTGAAGAACCACCCAGTGTTGGTCAATCTCAATAGCAGTCTTAAATACTTCTTTTGTGTGGTCGTCTAAGAATGCTAAGTGTTGAACAGAACCACCGTTGGTAATAATACTTGACCAAGTTTCATCATCATCTTTACCGAGTTTCTTTAATACCTTTTGTAGATATTTGTTACGAGAAAGATGAGACCCTGCTCTCGTTCTACTTGTAAACGCATTTGCTTTCCAAGGTTCGATAGAAGGTGATGTTCCACCAATCAAACTTGAGTTAGCGTTTGGTGCGATAGCAAGTAGGTGTGCGTTTCTACGACCCGTTCCTTTCATATCTGGTGCTTCACCTTTATCTTTTGCGATTAGATAAGATTCTGCGATTGCCTTTTCTTGTATGTCTGAAAAGATAAGTCTATTAATTTCTAATGCTTTCTTACTTTCCCAAGCAACATTATGTTGTTGTAGATATGAATGAAAACCCATAGCACCAAGACCCAAACTTCTTTCTTGTTGTGCTGAGAATCTTGCTCTACTAATTTCATCTGGTGCGTTGTCAATGAAACCTTGTAATACATTATCTAAGTAACGAATTAAGTCACCTACAAGTTTCGTGTCTTTCCATTCGTCATACTTCTCAATGTTCAATGATGATAGACAACAAACAGCAGTTCTATCTTCGTTAGTAACTAGGTGAATCTCATTACATAGATTACTACCATTGATTTTGAAACCCAAATCTTTTTGTGGTTGAGGGAGTGCTTTGTTTGCCGTATCAATAAAGTTCATATACGGTTCACCAGTTCTGTAACGAGTTTCTAAGATATGTTCCCAAAGTTTACGAGCAGGGGTTGTATCTCTAACTGACTTATCGTTAGGGTCGAGTAGATTCCAGTCTTTACCATCTCTTACTGCTTCCATAAACTCATCTGTAAGATTGACTGCGTGATGTAGATTTAGATTCTTACGATTGACATCACCCGTTGGTATTCTCATATTGATAAACTCAACAATGTCTGGGTGTGAAATATCCATATAAGCAGCATACGAACCCTTACGAGTTTTACCTTGTCTGTATGCTGTCATATCAGCATCGACTGTATGCATAAAAGGAATCGGTCCAGGTGCTTTATCTGATACTGCTCTTACATCTGACCAGTGACCACCAACACCACCACCTTTAACACTTAACCATCTTAGTTCTGAGGTATGGTCAATCAGTCCGTCTAACGAATCAGGAACATATGCTAAGAAACAAGAGATGGGTAGTGCCTTTGGTTTCTCTCCAGGCATTGGTGCGTTAGAGAGAATGGGTGAGGAGAACATAAACCAACCGTTGGCGACAGCATCGTATATTCTCTGTGCTAATCTTTTATCACCGTCTGAGTAAGCAACGGCTGCTCTTGCGAATGCGTGTTGTGGTGATTTTTCTTCTTTTCTACAGTAGTAGTCTTTTAGTAGTGCTTTGGCTTGTTTGTTGAGTTTTCTATCATATTTCGTGTCTATTTTTATCCCTAGATAAGTTTCCATTCTTACTCCTAAACTATATTCTGAGCAATCACCATCATGCTCAACCAAATCCACAATGTATTAAAACCAACCAATGTGGGTAATAATTTTTTATTACTTGCCCATATCAAAGTCATCGATGTTATCAACGACACGATATAAAATTGCCAAATATTTACACCGAAAATTAAGGCAGGTATAATGATAGTTGCTTTTGTCAGCCAACTTAATGCTTCTATTATATTATAGTCTGTCCAATATTCTTTGGTAAACCACATCTTATAGCAGTCAAAAATATTTCTCCAACCACTGTGAGTGTAAACAATTGATATCAGTATTATACTTATACCTAACGCAAAAGTCAATTGTTCGAGTGTCATATTTTCTTCCACGCACTCAGACGGGTCTTGGCACTTA